GCGGCCATTTCGGAGCACAAGAGCAGTCGGCTGTACAGAGTGAGCGAAGCGGCTGGGCTGTACTACAGACACATGAACCCAACCATTATGAACCTTCAAAAGGTGGTATACAACATGTTGGGGAAAGCGGAAGTGGACCCGTATGCGGCAAACAATAAGGTGCCGTGCAGGTACTATTTCTACTTTATCACGCAGGAGGTACAGTATTTGCTCGGGAACGGCGTTTCGTTTGCGGAAGAAGGGACCAAAGACATGCTGGGCGGCCCGGGATTTGACATCGCCTTGCAGAAACTGGCAATAGGAGCGCTGAACGCAGGACAGGCGTACGGTTTTTGGAACTATGACCATCTGGAGGTGTTCAACGCATCCCCGAACGGAGGGGAACCCGCTTTTGTGCCGCTGTTCGACGAAGAGAACGGAGCACTGCGGGCAGGCATCCGCTATTGGCAGGTAGACAGCAGTAAGCCGCTCCGCATGACGTTGTACGAAGAGGACGGGTATACCGAGTACATCCGCAGGGAGAACACGGACATCACCATCATGCAGGAAAAGAGGCCATACATCTTGACGACGGTCACGACGGAGGCCACGGATGAAACGGTGATTTATGAAGGCAAGAACTACCCGTCGTTCCCGATTATCCCGCTGTACAACACAAATAAGCAAAGCGAGTTAATTGGCGGGCAGGAAACGCTGGATGCCTACGACCTGATGGCGAGCCAGATGGTAAACAACATCGACGAAGGGAACCTCATTTACTGGGTCCTGAAGAACTACGGCGGCATGGACGATATTGACGATGCGAATTTCCTGCGGCAGTTGCGGACGACCAGAGTGGTGCACGCTGACGGAGGCTCCGCAGGGTCCGACGTAGATGCGCACACGGTAGAAGCGCCTGTAGCGGCAAATGAGACAGCGCTGGAAAGACTGCGGACGCAGTTGTTTGAGGACTTCATGGCGCTGGACACCAAGAATATCGCAAGCGGAGCGACCACGGCAACACAGATTAAGGCATCCTACGAACCGCTGAACGCAAAGTGCAACCTCTTTGAGGGATGCGTGACGGATTTCATTCTGGGCTTGCTGAAACTGGTTGGGGTGGAGGATGCACCGACATACACGAGGTCCATCCTCGTCAATAAGCAAGAGGAAATCCAGAACGTCATCACGGCGGCCCAGTACCTGTCCGACGAATACGTCACCAGCAAAATTCTCGAGGTGAACGGGGACATTGACAAACTGGATGAGGTGCAGGCACAGAAAGCGGCAGGCGACATAGCCCGGTACTCGGTTGAGGAAGAATACGTGGAGGAATAGCAGATGGACAAGGCGCACATCACGACGGACAAACAGTTGGCTACGATGGAGCGCAAACTGAAAGCCATCTACAGCAAGGCCAACAAGGACGTCGGAAAGAAACTGAAAGAGTACCTCGCAAAACAAGAGGAAAAGGGGAACGCACTTTTAGAGGCCGTTAAAGGCGCAAAATCGCCCGAAGAACGAAAGAAAGCAGAGGATGCGTACAACTCTTTCCTTTTGAACAAAACTTTGCACAGTGAGCATTTTAAGGCCCTTTCAGAGCAATACGCAAACGAACTGTTGCGGGTCAACAAGACGGCGACGGACTACATCAACGGCAGGATGCCGGACGTGTACAGCCTGAATTACAACGAAACGGGAAAAAGTATCGCCGGGCAGGTAAAAGGCTACTCATTTGAAATGGTAGACGCATCCACGGTAAAGAGCCTTGCCACAAAGGACGAAACGCTGTTGCCGTACAAGACCGTGAACGGAAAGAAGGACGTACGCTGGAACACAAAGCAGGTAAACAGCGAGATCATGCAGGGCATCTTGCAGGGAGAAAGCATCCCGGACATATCAAAACGCCTGACGCACGTAACCGAAATGAACCTGACAAGCGCCGTGCGAAACGCAAGAACAGCCACCACCAGCGCCGAGAACCGGGGCCGGATGGACAGTTACCACAGGGCAGAGGACATGGGCGTGCAGATTGTAAAGGTCTGGATGGCGACAAACGACGAACGGACTAGAGAAGAACATCTGGAACTGGACGGGCAGGAGCGAGAAATCGACGATCCGTTCGAGAACAGCATCGGGAAAATCATGTACCCCGGAGACCCGGACGCAGACCCTGCGAATGTTTACAACTGCCGTTGCACGCTGGTTACGAGGGTGCTTGGATTTGGGAGGAAATAGACATGGCAGACATCGACGTAAAACTGACCGATAACAGCGAGGAAATCCTGAAGCAGGCCTACGACGCATTTGCGGCAGGGCTGGAGGCAATCGGACTAGTTGCTGAAGGGTATGCAAAAGAACTTTGCCCGGTAGACACGGGACGCCTGCGGAACAGCATCAGCCACGAGGCGGACGAAGAGGCCGTGTACATCGGCACAAACGTGGAGTATGCTCCGTAAACATACATGCGGCTTTACACAGTAATGTGTATCGAATAATCGGGCAAAATCGGCATTTGTAAAAATGATAATTCTGTGTTATAATAATAATAAAAAACGCAGGAGAAATAGAAGCCGATTATGTATACTATATATGCTATAAAACATAATGATAAAATATGGTATGTTGGGAAGACCGTTAGTTTCAAAAGACGTGTATATGAACACCGTTATAGAAGAAGGTTGGATAAAAGCTATGAATTTGTAATTCTGGAAGAAACTGAGTCAAAAACACAGGCTAAACTATTAGAAGAACAATACATAGAACAATACAATACTGTAAATAACGGTTGGAATAAAACGTTTGGAGAAGGAACAAAGGGTGTTAAAAGCCAACAAGGCGATGGAAGATTTCAAAAGGGTAACACGGCATTTGAAGCAAGAAATAAGAAAAAGGTTCTGCACATTGAGACTGGTGAAATATATAATTCGGTAAAAGAATGTGCAGAAAAAGAAAATCTTTCATTATTTGGGCTATATAAGGTTTGTAACGGTCAAAACAAGTCGTATAGAAGACAGCATTATCAGTATATATAACAGCTAATACCGAGGTAAATAGTCAGATTACGAAAGGCTGACTGTCACCGTAGAGCGTAGATGGTGAATAAATATAATCCTTCCAAGAGTGTCCGACATCCATATCGGATGATGATGTACGCCGAACTTATGGGAAACCATAAGAAGCAGAGGATAAAAAGCCTTTGCGATAACATATTGATGTTGAGTTGGGAACCAGCAGAATGGCGGCCCGGCCTTACCTGCGGCCAGCGGCAGAAAACCACGGCGACGAGTACAAAGCGCTGATGGAACAGGCGATGAAAAACGCATAAAGCCTTGACAGGGAAAAAATCGGGCAATAAAATGAATACGACAACAAATACCAAAAAATCCGAACGAAAAAGAATTTTCGCCGAAGAATAGGAGGACGAAGATGGCACTTACTCGGAAAATGCTCAAAGCAATGGGCGTTGAAGACGAAAAAATTGACCAGATTATTGACGCACACACCGAAACCGTCGATGGGTTGAAGGACAAACTCAAGAAAGCGGAGGAGGATGCGAAGGGGCTGGAAGACGTCCAGAAAGAACTCGATGACCTGAAGGCCAAATCGAAGGACGGAGACAACTACAAGTCGAAGTACGAGCAGGAAAAGAAGGCATTCGAGGACTACAAGAAGGACATTGAAGGCAAAGAGGCGGCGGCGGCAAAAGAAAAAGCGGCCCGGGCCTACTTCGAGAAGAAAGGCATTACAGGCGCAAACCTCGAAATCGCAATCAGGGGAAGCAAGGACGAAATCTCCGTGCTGGAACTGGATGGCGATAAGATTAAGGACACGAAAGCGCTGGATGAACTCTTGACAGGGACCTACAAGGGCCTTGTGGGAAAGGTGCAGACTGGCGGAGCCGGGACGAACAACCCTCCCGGAAACGGCGGAGGCGCAAAGACCAAGGAGGAAATCATGCAAATCAAGGATGCCGGAGAGCGTCAGCGTGCCATCGCAGAAAACCATGAATTGTTCGGCTTTTAAAGCCGAGAAAGGCAGAAAACAATGGCAAACTTAACTACCAGTGCAGAAACCAACCTGATTACACAGGCGCAGATGGCGAAGGCCAGAGAGATTGACTTCGTTAACCGATTCACTCACACCAGCCTCGCAAAACTCATTGAGGTGCTTGGCGTCACCAGAAAGATTCCGATGATGGAAGGCACCACGATGTATGTGTATACGACCTCCGGCACGCTCCAGAACGGTGCCGTTCCTGAAGGCGAAGTCATTCCCCTGTCCAGATACGCAACCACGAAGACTCCAGTAGGCGAAATCACGCTGAAGAAGTGGAGAAAGGCCGCATCCGCAGAAGCCATCAAGAAGTCCGGCTATGAGGCCGCAGTACGAGACACCGATGCCGCACTGCTGAAGGACGTACAGACGGGCATCCGTACTGACTTCTTCTCCCTGCTGAACGGAAGCATCACCGGGTCCAGCACCGCAACTGGGGCTGACCTTCAGTCCGCACTTGCGGCGGCTTGGGGCCAGTTACAGGTCAAGTTTGAAAACGATGCCGC